GCAAACAAGGTTAAGGAATTGGAAAACGAAATTATCAAATTAGGCGAAGAATCCGCCGCAACGATACCGGCAACGCCCGCAAAAGTGAAAAAATATGCGGACATGACAAACAAGGAAAAACTTGAATTCAATCGTTCAAAATAATGGCAAAAAAAACAGTCAAAAAAACAGTAAAAAAAATCAATCCGTTTGATGCGGGTGTTTCGTATGATTGTTTTTTAAAAGCATTAGGCAACACACCAATTGAAAAATATTTGAATGGTGTTTGCGACAACGATCAAATCGAATGGATCAAAACAGAATTAACAAACTATAAAAACAAATAAAACAATGGCTATCAATTATTCGGGCGGAACGTCCAATCAAACAGAATTAACCGATATTTTACAAGAATTATACGCGGAATCGTTTACGATTCGTGAAGGTCTTGTCGATATCGCGGAAGGACACAAAAGCGGCGCGGACGTTTACGAATCAAGTGTTGACGTAACGGCATCCGCAGCAACAACCGCCGGCGTGACGGCAACGGGCGACATTGATTTGAACGCAAACAAAACCGGTGTTGCATTGACATCATTTCAATTCGAAGATGTGATCGACGATGCATCGTTAAAAGGAACGCGATTTGAACGTTCAATGAAGGCGGGCGCATTCGAACACATTTCGGATGAATTTGATCAAAAGGTTTTGATACAAGTTGCACCGGCAATCGGTGAAGTTGTTGAAAATCTTATTTGGGATGGTGCGACAACCGCACAAAAAGCATTGATCGCGGGATTAACACCGGGTGCGGCACAAGGTTCAATCTCAGCCGGCGCACAAACATTGGTTGCAGCAATGCCAACAAATTTGGTGAATTCATTACCGGCAATTATATTGCACAATGATTCAAACGCGAAGGTTGTTGCGGGTGCCGGATTAGGTGATTATAAAAAGGTTTTGTCGATCTCATCGATCACGTCGTCAAACATCGCCGCGCAATATGCGTTGATGTATGGAACGGCACCGTCAAAGGCGGTTAACCATCGCGCGGAACCGGCGGAAATTTTTGCACCATTGGCACACCGTCAATTGATCAAAATCGCAAACAACGCGGTTGGTGCGGCACAACAATTGAATTTTGTTGTTGAAGGATCCGGCGAAAATGAAACAATTTCATACAACGGACACAAAATCAATTTCGTTCCGTTGGTTGGATTCATGATTTTTGCAATTCCTTCATATCTCAAAGTGTTGATGGATCTTGCATCGGATGAACAGAATTTGCAAGTTGGACAAATGGCGAACGGTGCGTTGCAACGTTACATCAAAAACATCCAAACGATGACAACATGGTGTGTTGGTCAAAAATACATCACTTTGTACGGCGGATAAGATTTCAAAATAATGTTCAAAACCGGATTCACATCGGATCCGGTATTTGACTAAAAAATATATAAAAACAATGGCATGTGATTTAACGAAAAGTAGAGCGGCGACGTGTTTCGAACGGATGGGCGGAAATTCAAAATTGTATTTGAATAACCGTTTAGAAGATCCATTCACGGCGACGGGCGGCGAAGCAACCGCGATGAATGTTGCGTTGACGGCGGCATATTCATATGAATTAGAAGGTGACAACAACACGTTGGAACAAGTGGTTGTCGGCGACGAAAACACCGGAACACGTGTTTGCACTCAAACATTGACCGTTTCATTAAAAGGAATGGCACCGGCGGACAACGCCGAATTCAATTTGTTGTGCGCGTCAATGGCACAAGCCGTCATCAAAACACGAAACGGTGAATATATTTCACTTGGTGAATTCGACGGAATGCGTTGGACGGTAACGGCGGCGACGGGCGGCGCACATAGTGATTTCACCGGATACACTGTTGTTGGTGTTGCGCGAACCAATCGATTGGGATTGGTTTTGGATGCAACGACGATAACGGCATTTGAAGCGGTTGAAGTTGCGGTCGTATAAAGAATAAATTTCACGAATAATTTATAAAAATCCTACGTTTTCGAATGTAGGATTTTTTTTTATGAAACAATATCGCGCTTATTGCATTAATAAGATATGAAAATCATTTCACCGGACGACACAACACACACAATTCGAATGATCCCGCGATCAACACCATGTTCATCGTTGGATTTGGTATTTTTTAACGAGTTTTTAAGGACATCCGAAACGATTGCAAATACATTTTACATGGAAAATGGATATTTGTACATGACATTCGATTTAACCGTGTCCGAATTGGCTAAATATAGCATAAAAATACAAGATCAAGACGGTTTGATCATATATCGCGGAAAAATACAATGTACATCGCAACCGTCGCAAACATTTAATCCAACAAACAACGTTTATTCATCATAAAAATGGCAGAAAAGGAAACATTTTCATTGGTTACAGTCAATTTGTCGAATTATATTCGTCCGGAATTGGTCGAATCACGCTCAAAAGATTGGGTTTTGAATGGAAAAAACAACGGATTTTATAAGTATATCATGGATCGGAACGTCGGATCCGCAACCGGCGGTTCATTGAACCGGACATATAAAGATTTGATCATCGGAAAAGGGTTGGTCGCAAAACGCGCATACAAAAACGTGTTGGATTGGGCGGTTGTTAAACGTGTTTTGAAGGCAAAAGATGTTGAGATGATCGCATACGATTTTCAAATCTTCGGTGAATTCACATTTTTTGTGACAAAAAATAAAAAAGGCGGTTTGCATTCAATCACACATGTTCAAAATCATTTGGTTGTTCCGAACAAGGAAAACGACAAAGGTGTGATCGAAGGTTATTGGTATTGCAAGGATTGGACAAATACACGCACAAATACGCCGGTTTACTATCCTACATTTGGAACATCCAAATCCGCAATTGAAATATATCGCGGAAAAATATATTCACCGGAACAAACGTTTTTTGGATCGCCGGATTACATTGCAGCGATGCAATACATGGAAGCAGAAGAAGAAATTTCTAACATGAATTTGTCATCGATCAAAAATGGCTTATCCGCCGGATATATTATCAATGTTCCTAATGGAATTAATTGGTCGGTTACGAAAAAAGCGGCATTTAAAAAGAAGATCGAAGAACGTTTAACGCGATCCGAAAACGCGTCAAATTTTATCATTAGTTATAACGGTGTGGAAGTTCAAATCACCGTCACGGAATTTCCAATCAACGAAAATATTCATAAACAGTGGGAATCGTTGAATTCGACGTGTGCGCAAAAGATTTTGACCGGATTCCGTTGTCCATCACCGGCAATCGCCGGAATCATTTCGTCATCCGGATTTTCAAACACCGCCGACGAAATGGACATCGCAGAGTTTCAATTATCAAAACGCGTGATCGCGCCAAAACAAAAAGTGTTGACCGACGCGTTTGAAGAAGTTTTAAACCAATTTGAAATCATGTTGGAATTGGAATTTGTTCCATTGACCGAACAAAAAGAAGATGAACCAAAAACGGAAATAAGCGTCAAAGACGCCGTCAAAATGTCAAGTGATAAAAGTACACCGGAAAATCATGATCATGTAGATACGGATGCCTTAGTGGCATTAGGTGAAGTTATTGACGACAATTATACATGCATCATGTCGGAACCATCGGATCATTTGAATTTGACCGAACAAATGTTGAACGGATTCATTGAATTTGCGATCCCAAAACCGGCAACCGCAACATCCGAATCAAGTCAAGACACACCATTGTTCAAAATCCGGTACAAATACGCCGGCGCAAAAGAAGGTGAACGCGAATTTTGTCAAAAAATGATCAAGGCGACGCAATCCGGAAAAGTTTGGAAGGCGGACGATTTGGATAAAAACATAATGACACAAAAAGGAATGGGCGCAAATGGTTCCGATTTTTACAATGTGTTCAAATATAAAGGCGGCGTGAATTGTCAACATTTTTTCGAACGTGTGGTATATTTGCAAGCCAACAACGATCGAATTTCAGTCAACAAAGCGATCAAAATGATCAACGATTTGGATCCGTCGGAACGTCGATCGGTGATGTGGGAGAAGAATCCCAAAGAAGTTGCACAAGCGGCGGAAAAAAAGAATAATTTTTGGCGATTAAAAAAGAAAAAATAAAGACATGGCAATTTTTTTATTCACATCACAATCGGAATTAACATCGCAAACAATATTAGGTGCCAATGTTGATCCGAATAGATACATTTTTTCCATTGAAAAAGTTCAATTGGTTTCGGTTCAGCCATTGTTGGGATCTGAATTGTATGATCTTATTTATGCGGGTGCCGAAGCGAATACGTTAACCGGTGATTATTTGACAATTTACAACGATTACGTGAAACCGATCATCAAAAATTTAGCGTTGGCGGAATATGTTTCGATATCAAATATGCGAATGGCGAACGGCGGGATTTTTAAAAGATCGCCCGAAGGATCCGAAATCGTCGAAAAGGATGAAATTGATTTTTTCGCGCAAAAATATTTGTCGGTTGCACAATTTCACATTGACAATTTTGTGAAATTCATGTCGAACAATTCGATTCCGGAATATAAGTCATCACAAACATACATCAACGCGGAACAAAACATTGATGTATTTGGCGGATGGTTTTTTGGTGAAGATAACAACCAAACAAATGAATATTAAATGGATTTCTTAACAGATAGCATACGAAGAAACAAATTTGATCAATTAGGCGGTTTGAAGGCGTTGTATTTGTTTCCGTACACAAGACATTCAAAATCGTTGATCACCGTATCAAATCAATTTTTGACGGCATTTCCGGCAACGGATATATTTTTGGTTGAATGCGTTTCGTTATCATATAATGAACAACCGTCCGAAGAAAATGGATCCATCAAGTTTTCGCAATCATTACAATTCACGGTTCCGCATACGGAATCGGATTCGGAAATTTGGAAGTTGTTAAAACAAAATTATTCCGCAATTTACGTTGACAATTTAGGCAACACGCGAATTGTTGGATTATACAACGGCGCGAAGGTTTCATATAAAAATGAATCCGGATCAAGTATTTCAGATTTGAACGGATATTCGGTCACAATGAATGCGGTCGAAACAAATCAAGCGTATTTTATTGACGATTTAACAACATTAGGATTCACAATCATTGATTCGGAATTTTTAGCACAAGAAAATGGATGTTTATTATTACAAGAAAATAATTTTGAAATATTAGTATAAAATGAGCAAAAAACAGATATCACAATTGACCGAAGGAACACCGGCATCAAATGACATGATGGTGTATGTTGACGCCGCCGGCGTGACAAAGAAAACACAAGCCGGAAACGTTCCGACGGCGGGTGCCGGATCAACAACATTTGTGTCGTTGACGGATGTCGAACCGAATACATTGGATGGTAATTTGGGAAAAATTCCATACGTGTCCGAAACCGCCGGTGTCAAGAAATTAAAGTTTCAACATTTGCCGTCATATACGGATAACGTCGGCGCGAACGGATTGATTCGCGGCGGATTTGTAAAATTAGCGGGTGCCAATTGGACATACGTATTCACGGCATTGGAATATGTGATCAACGGACGAATATACGATGACGCGCCGGTGTCCGCACAAGTGACATTGGACGACGGACACGCAACATTTGATCGTTTTGATACTATTGTAGTTGAAATCGACGATGTGTCCGCAGATCCGCCGACACCGTCAATTGTAGTTTTAAAAGGTGTCGAAGATGGATCGGAATTCATTCCGGTTCCGGATTTATTGACGCAATGCGTGATCACATCGCGATCGGTTGCGGCGACATTGACGGCGGATCCGTCAATTGTTTCGGAATCCATATATGATGAAAATACCGGCGAAACCGCCGAGTGGGATGTGACGGACACACCGTTGGCGGCGAATCTCGGCGCAACAACATTGCCGGCGGTCGGAACATATTACATCACGTTGCCGGCATACACATCCGACATTTTGGAATTCACAAAAGACGCGTTGTTTCCATACGTTGCAACGGATGTTTATTTTCAATACATCAAAATCCCGTCCGTTGATTGGGCGAATGCATTGGTTGAAATTCGTTTCGAAGATTCAACCGATACGAATTTATACATGACATGTACATTGAACAAGAACAATCTTGGAAAATACGGCGTTGATCCAACGGATTCCGGATGGCAATTGTTACGGATTCCATTCAATAATTTCGCAAAATCTTCGGTTGATTTTGATCAATATGACATTTGCCGGTTTACTTTTATCAACACACCGGCATTGGAATTTGATTGGATCAACACGCAAGCCGGAATCGATGTCGCCGAAGGAAAAACAGTCACCGAAGTTGTACAACCGCAAGCCGGAACCGGAATTTCGATCGACAAAACAGATCCATTGCGTCCGGTTTATTCATCGACACAAACGGCGGGATTGATAACGCAAGTTAAATTGACGTTGACACCGGCGGAAATCAAGGCAATCGGAACGACAAACATCGATTTCATCGCGGCACCCGCCGCCGGAATCATGCGAACACTTATTGGTCAACCATTTGCGGTGATGACATACGGATCCGCGCCGTACACGGCGAACAATATCAATTTATTGGTTGATGGATCCGCAACACCAATTTTTGTGTTGTCATCGTTCATCGATAGTGTGATCAACAACACAAAACGTTTTGCGCTGCAATCACCATCGGACAACGACATAATTGTTACGTCAAAAATAGTAATTGACGGAACGGATTCCGCGTTGACCGGTGATTCACCTATCACAATTTATGCGAATTACATCGATACAACATTGTAAAAAATACACACATGGCAGAAATTATAAAAACCGAAAATTTACAAGATCGTTTGAAGGGGGATTCATTTCCGGCGGTGACGTTTGTGTTTGACGATGGTGTTAATCCAACCGATTTGACCGGCGCAACGATTTTGGTTCAATTCCGGATGACGAAAAAAACCGGCGAAGTTGTCAAAACGTTGACGGATCAATCCGGAATAACGATCGCAACACCTACAAACGGAACCATTGTTTTTGATCGTTGGGAACCAATCGATTGGGCGGTTGGAAAATATTTTTATGACGTTCAAATCACGTTTCCGGATTCACGAATCAAAACACCGGTACAAGGACATGTGATGATTTTACAAGACACATCAAACATATAAAAAAATGGCGGAAATTATCAATGTGACGGTAACGGATTCACAAGAATTGATCACGGTTTCGGTTGTTGATGAACAAGAATTGATCGCCGCCGGATTGTCGCCGCGCGGTGATATGCAGA